CGGGTACGGTGAGTAGTGTCGGGGTATCGGGGGGAACCACGGGCCTAACTACTTCGGGAGGTCCGGTCACCGGTTCCGGTACGGTGACTCTGGCGGGCAAGCTTGCGGTAGCTAACGGTGGCACCGGGGCTACCACGGCGGCCGCTGCCCGCACCAACCTAGGTGCCACGACAATAGGATCCAATGTATTTACTTTAACCAATCCTTCCGCTATTACGTTCTTGAAAGTCAACGCCGACAATACGGTTACAGCAGAAAGCGCTGCGACTTTCAGAACCAGTATAGGTGCTCCTGGGTTGGGAGCCAATACCTTTACCGCAAATCAGACTGCTCCTGATTTCATCTCTACATCAGATGAAACCTTGAAGGCCGATGTCGAACCTCTGATTGTAAGATCTCCTTACCTTTCTCCAGTCAAATATCGTTACAAAGATAGTGGTCGGACAGAGATAGGTTTTATCGCGCAAGATATCAGAGACACATATCCCGAAGTTGTATTCGAGGATGATAAGGGGATACTATATATTTCATATCCCAAACTTACAGCAGTGCTTGCAGCAGAGTTGATTGAAGTACGCACACGTCTCAATGAAATGGAAAGTAGAGTGGAATGGCTACTTAACAAAGCGGTGAGATGCTAATATGCCTCTTCCAACAACCGGAAATCTTTCTCTTTCACAAATCGTTACAGAGTTTGGAGCGCCTACGCAAACCCCTCTATCGGCGTTTTTACGTGGAGGGGCATGGGTTCCCAATACCTCAGCCAATCAAGGCGTACCAACAGCGCCGCCCGTGGCCATAAGAAACTTCCTAGGAGCCTCGAAGGTTATCAATCATTCTGTCACAGCGCCGGATATTGTCAAGGTTGCTCCTATTGGAGTCACTGCACAAGGAAGCAGCACTGCCACAGTGTCGAATGGTGTAGGGCCTTTTACACACTCATGGGCCTTTACTGTTGGAGGAGCAGGTATCACTTTGTTCGGCACTACAACCGATACAGTAACTGCATCAAAGACAAATACAGGATCAGGAGTCGCATCCGGTACATTACGAGATACAGTAACAGACCAAGGTAATAATAACTTCGTTTCAGTATTTGATATAAGTGTACAATTGGAAAATACAGCCTAAACAAGGCGTAAATTAACATGTCTAAAAGTGATGTTTTTGAAAATGATCTATTGAAATTGATATTCAATAATGTGGCCATTACCAGCATTGGTGATGCAGGAGGTCTTCCTGGATCGACTGTTGCCGATAACTTATGGATGGCGTTGCACACGGCATATCCTGGAGAAGCAGATACTGCTACAACCTCTGAAACAGCCTATACAGGATATGCACGGCAAGCCTTTGCCCGGACTGCTGCGGCATGGGCAGTGACCGGCAATTCTGTATCTCCTGTTGCGGCTGTTGATTTCCCTGAAGCAACAGGGCTTCCTGGTGGTGCTCTGACACACGCCAGTGTAGTAAACACAGCTTCTGGTGTAGGAAAAATACTATATTCAGGAGCCTTAAATCCTACCATCACCATGCAAATCGGTACAATTCCCCGCATAAAGAATACTTCCACCATTATGGAAGATTAAACTAGCAGTAGTAGAGGATCGTAATGGATGAATTCTGGTTTCTAAGAGACACTGCGTCAGGCATTGCCTGCCCCATTGGGGGGGGACCACTGGCGCTGTCCCAGACATCAGGGGCGACCGACGTATCGCCGGATTTGCAATCCGGCGAAATGTTCTTCAATGTAGCAGAAGCGCGCACCATTCCGGCAGGCGTGTGGACGCTAAACTTTTGGACCGATACCGGCGCGGGTGGCGACCCGGCAAATAAAATCGATGTTACCGTAAGGCGTTCACGGGTAGTCACATGTACATCTGCTCAAGATTTGCTGGCAACAACGACAATAAGTTTAGTCAAAGGGGCAATAGAACAGCACGTACTTACATTTTCTCCTGGTGAAGTAATCTTTGGGCCGCCGGGGCCATTCACAGATGAGTTTATTCAGGTACAATTTACCAGTACTGGCGGAAATCAAACTCAATTCTTACGATTTAATAACAATGTCGGCAATTTCAATTCATGGCTAGAGCATCCTGGTCCCGCATCTGACATCATTCCTGCTGATTTAACAGCAACAGGTGTTGCTGTGTCGCAATCTTCTGTTATCCAAAGTTCTGCACTTGCATCAACGGCAATAGGTGCTACCACTCTTGCTTCTAATCTTATATTACCCAGTGCATATAGTTCAACGGCGGTTGCATCCCCACTCCTCCAAGGAGGGCACGTAATTGGGAGAGAACTGTTAACCACAGGTTCGTCTATAATGGCGGGGGATTCTGGGCAACACACAGCCGTGGGTTTCCTTGCCACCGGACAGGGTGTGACCTCTGTCCAGACTTCCACAATACAGAACGTGGAACTTTCGTCACAAGGGGCGGGCCTTACTGCTCTTCAAGCCGGGCTTACTATAGTAAGTGCTTATACAGGAGTCGGACTGGCAGATATACTGCTACAAGGAGGACAGGTAGTAGAGGGAGAATTGTCAGCCGCAGGACTTTCTGCGGTGCTGGCAGAAGCCCTTGCATTTTCCGGCGGGGAAATGGCTTCTGTTGCTTCATCACAAGCTACTTTTCCAAATAACCGCACCGTCTCTGTTGCTTATGCAGCAGAAGCAATAAGTACCAGCACATTTGTTGTGCAGGGAATGCAAGATGCAGCATTCAATTCCACTGGTAGTTCCATTTTCTCTCCACTTTCTGGGGGGATGTCACTTGTAGAAGCAGCTTTCACATCGAGCGGAGCTAGCACAGTATCACCTGAGGCAGTCTTATTGGCCCCAGCCGATACCTCCATGCAAGGTGTAGTCAATATTTTTATACAGAATGCTGTGATTGTAGGGGATATATACTATACTATCCCAAAGTCTTTACGAATCAGCAACATCCCTTATCGTAAACAGTGTATTGGCCGTGGCTGGTGTGGGAGATGCACAATTTGGTCCTATTCCTGATGGGTCCGGACCACAGATATTTCCGGCATTTGTTTTTGTTATAGCACAACCAAGCGTTACTTCATCCGTGCAACGTGCTGTGAGAAGCATTCAAAGAAGTGTAAGGACTGCGACAAAGCCAGCATTATAATAAGGAGTTATATTTATGGAGCAGACACAATTGGTAGCAGCAACACAAGGCGCAGCAGTAAGCGCCGATTTCACGCTGGCGCAAGGGGAGACTACTGTTATTATCATAGACTCTCTTGGCGCTGTACGAGATACTACAGGGGTATCTGTGCAACCTGTTTGTTTTGTGAAACGAAAACTAATAACTCCTAACAAATATCAAAGCGTCGCTGGTGATTCTGTCCTGACTCTTGCGCAACCTGATGTTTTATTGATAGGGCCTGGAATATTCAGAATAGAAAAGGAAGAAACAGAGTTTCCGATTGCTGCATTAAGAGACACATAACATGCCTGGAATTGCTTTTCAACAAGATGCTTTTCAGAATGTTGCGTTCCAGACGCAGAACGTAAACGTAGTGTTGCTGTTTGCAACACTACAAGACGCAAATGATACAAGTGCAGCGACATTTTCTCAAAATACCATTGCAATAAACAACAGGTTTGTTCTCACACTTACAGATGGTCAGGATACCTTGGATTCTTTTTCTGGCGTGCGAATACTTTTCAACGCCGCCTTTGTTGATGATGATGATTTCTTGACATCATCTACTTTGCAAGTATTCAACATTGGAAATCTGCTTGATATTGCAAGTCAAAGAACCATAATCACACATCCCATTATCGAACGTACCATAGTAATACGATAGAATAGGAGTTATATATGGCAAGACCTGATGTATTCAATGATACGTTTACAAGCGGAGATACCATTGTATTCCGTTTGTTCATAAAATCCAGCAAGGCTGTGGAACCACTCGATCTTTCTGAATTGACTGCGGCTCGCTATGGAATCTTTGACAAGATAACAGGAGCTAGCATCCTGGAGAAAACTCTTGGTAATGGTATTTTGATAGAGTCTCCGACAGATGGAATACTCATCGTTTCCTTAACTCCAGCAGATACCGCTCCGCTGGTCAACACCTATAACCATGAACTGGAACTGAATATAAATAATCAGGAAAAGGTGGTAACTGTGTTTCAGGGTACCATCGGATTCATTGAGGATAAGTTAGTATAAGGATGATATCATTATTATGCCGCTCAAGAAAGGCACCAGCCAAAAGACAATCAGTGAAAATATACGGGAGCTTGTAGCTTCTGGCAAACCACAAAAGCAATCGATAGCCATAGCTTTGAGAGAAGCCGGCATCGCCCGTAAACAAACAAAATCTAAAGGTATTAAAGCATCATCATGACAACATCTATTGTAACAATTCCTTTCGTTGTAAGGGGTGAGCAATTCATATTAGAGATTCGCAGACCCGAAGTCACCCCGGAAGTTCCCCCGGGCGCTCCGCCTGAACCCGGTCCAGATCCTTTGCCACCAGATCCACCGACTCTGCCGGATGCCCCCGATAATGAACCTCCTCCGCCCATGTCGGAACCTTTCCGGTGGAAGAATCTGGATTTCGAGCAAGGGACTACAGGATGGTCCATATCTGATAACACCCTTGGTATATTTGATACTACGACTAATCCTAACGAAGTCATCGAGGGCACAGCAAGCGGTATTTATGTTGGTCGACCAGGAGGATTAGCGCGGATGCAAATCCTCACTGACCCCTTACCTGTACCACCTGGAGCAAAATGGAATCTTTCTTTCAAGGCTCGCACGATTGCCACTTCCCTTGGGCAGACATCAATATCCTTGCGAGTCCGCATATTTCGCCCAGATGGATCTGATGTATTATCAATCATAGGTCCTTTTAATACTTCTGACTTCACAGGGACAATGCCGACACGCACTATCTCTATGGGAGGTACGATACCTGAGTTTGAAGGGGACGCTATGATGCAATTTGGACTGATCGTGCAGAATCCGGTAGGTATGACGCGGGTGGTATTCGATGATTTTAAAATGGAGATCACACCCAAATGATGAAGTTACCGTTGAAGGCACATATATCATGGACTCGCTTGTGGCAGACGCGCCTAGTCTTTATACCGAAATGGATACGGATGTGGCAAGAACCGCTGATCTGGTTGCCTCTGTTGCTGTTGCTGCTGTGGCTGGCCGACTGGTTGTTACCGCAAATAGACCCCGACGCAGGGATCGATGGGCCGGGGTTCCTGTATGGTTTAGTCCAAGCCATGATCGCTTTCGCAGTAGCGGGATTTGTGGCGTGGATTGCTCAGCGTACCTATGGAGTATCTCTATCCGAGGAACGCGAGGAAGAAGTCCTGGGAGAATGCAGGAAAGGTAAGGTAGGCTCCATGTTTGTTATTGCTCTCCCTTGGATACAGTGGTTTTTGGTATTTTATTTGATGTGGGATAAGATGGCATAGAGAGAGATATAATGACAATTCTGCAACGTTTCAAAGTGTGGGCACTTAAACAGAGAGACCTGTGGGAAGAGTGTGCAGTTATCACGGGGGTTGTTGTCGGAGCAGCCGTGATCGGAATAGGAATTATTTTAAGTTCGGTCGGCGTAATGCTGCTCGGAGGAGCAATAGCAGCTCTGGGTGTAGCTGTGGCATGGCATGTTTAGTTGGTTGCTCGGGCTGTGCCTAGGTCTGCCAATACCGGTCAGTGTGGACTCGGTAGATTTGATCATTCGCTGGGAGATCACCAGTCCCGCTGTATATCGAGCGCGGTTTCAGCGGCCTATCTGGCCGGGGCTGACATCGGGCGTGACAATTGGCATCGGCTCAGATCTGGGTCATCAGCAAGTATCCGTCATCCGCCAAGTGTGGCGGGCACATCCTCAGCTTGAAGCGCTTCTCCCGGCGGCAGGGGTGATCGGAGAGGCCGCCCGTATCCTGTCCCGGCAGATGCAGCACGTGGTGACACAATGGCCTCTGGCACAAGATGTATTTATTGAGGTCGATCTGGTCCGTTTCTGGCGCATCGCTGTGCGGGTGTTCGGTCGAGATGACTTCCTCGCGCTCAGCGCGACGGCGCAAGGTGCGTTGACCAGCGTGGTCTTTAATCGCGGTGGAAGCATGGCCGGGCCTACCCGCGCTGAAATGCGCTTCATTCGTGATGTGTGTATCCCTGACGGGGATGAGGAGTGTATCGCCGAACAGATCGAGTCTATGACTCGTCTGTGGAATGTGAGGGGGCTCATCCTGCGAAGGCAGGATGAGGCGGCCCTGATCCGTAGAAGATTGTGATGCTGGAACTATGTTGGATGTTCATCCACTTCTATAATAATAGGTGTTTGTGCATCACGAATAACACGGGCAACGGCCCGCGTGACAGCTTGTCGGGTGCTATATCCTTCTCCTGAATCGGCAATGATCCGCCCATTACGTGCACGTAGTCGCCAATACCAAATATCGCGATTAGCATCTAAGGCTTTGCTTGACTTGTATATTTCATATCGAAGTTCGTTCATAGCTGTAATTTCCTATTACATAAGTTAAGAATGATGGACATATATCACTATCTTCAATGAGCTGGTTTAATATAACTAGGGGGACAACAGAAGTATCATGATATTAAATAACGACCAGGTTGAAAGAACCATGCAAGAAAAGGCAGCGGTAAGAATTGCTCTGATTGAACACGCCCTTCTTGCTATTGAAAAGGAGAAGGATCTTCTTCGCACAGATGTTTCCAGCTTGCGAGCAGATATACGCGCACTTGCTACCTCCATTCAGGAACTGGATAACAAGTTATCAAGATACACTGGATTTTGGGGCGGTATTCTCCTGATGTTCGGATCAGTCGGTGCCGTTATGGGATTACTATTTTCATACATGAGGCAGTAAATTATGGCTTTCTTTCCATTGTCATTGCTGAGCGGAAAACTAAAGTTGCTTGCTGGTGGCATCTTGCTTGCCGGTCTTGCGGCTTCTCACACATTTGCGTGGCACAAAGGAAATCAGGCATGTTTCAAAAGCTTGATAAGGGATAACACTAAAGAGGCTGTCAAAGATAATATAGCCAATGTCGAAAGAACAGAGAAAGCACTCAATGAACTGAATGAATTAAGGAGAGGAAATGCTACACTTAAAGAGCAATTGGAAGAAGCTGTCAGGCGGAGCAATCTTGCACGGCAGCCGGCACGTCGGCTCACATGTCCTGCCGTGCGAGAAGATACCACAGCAGGATCGCGCACAGAAGAGGTCGATACTGAAGATAACCTTGCTTTCACTTGCAATCTTACTGATGACGAGCTGCGCATCCTCCAAGACATTCAAGCGGCAACCGATAGTAATATGCCCTGATGCGGTGCTTGCTCCTTGTCCTGCGCTCGAACGTCTGGAATCAGGAGATTGGTCTGTTGTTAAAAATACAATGGGAGAGTGGGGCATCCAGTATGCCGAGTGTCAGTTGAAACAAAAAGTTGTTGTTGAATGCTATAAAGAAAGCACCAAGTTCCAACGTTCTTCGGAAAACTAAATAGTCGGCCCTGCAAAATTCACCCAATCGCCGCGCTGGCCGGTCCGAGGACCCGCCACGACGCGCCGGGTTGCCGCAGACCGTCTACGAGCGTGCCGAGCCACCCGAGCAACCGGCGCAAAAAAACCGGCTCGATTCCACGCCGGACGATCGCCCGCAGCAGCCAGCGCAGGTTGTACCCGGCCGCGCACAGCACCGCGTGCAGGGCATCGCCGCGGGCGCCCCGCAACCAGCAGCGGTTCATCCGGTGATCGCTCTTGGCATGGCCGATCAGCGGTTCGATCGCCTGCCGGCGCTTGAGCCAGCGGCGTTGCTTCACGGTCAGTGACTTGTACTTGCCACGGTGGATGATCTCGCAGCCGGGGTTGTCGGCATCGACACCGCGAAAACCCAGATCGACAATCACCTCCCGCGGCTGCACACCCAGGTCTTCGAGCAGGATCGTGGTCTGCTCCAACTGCTCGCGCAGCAGGTGGCCGTCGTAGGGATTGCCCGGAAACGTCCGCGCGCCCACCATCAACCCCTGCCGGTGGGTCACCACGATGCCGGCCTTGACCCCGAACTCGTAGGGTTGTCGCGCCTTGCCCTTGCCGATGCACTCGACCTCCGGGGCGTGCAGGGCGTACAGCTTGTTCTTGTCCTTCGGGCGCTGGGCGCGAATCCGCTCGGCCCGTTCGCGCAGCGTGTCCAGCCGCGCCAACACCCCCGCCGAGGCGTCGGTGATGCCGGCCCGCTTGCGGGCCAGCTCGCGCAGCACGATGCCGAGAATCGTGCGCTGGCGCTTGAGCACCCGCCGCAGCCGCCGGAACTGCCGGGCGTGGGCATAGCCGCCGGCCTTGCGCCGCAGCGTCTTGCCCTCTTTGGCATGGGACTGCTTCAGGCCGATTCCGGCCGCCTTGGCCGCCTTCACCACCTGGTAGCGGGCGATCTCCAGCAGCCGGCTATCCGTGGGATAGGCCATCGCCTTCTCCTGCACCGTGGTGTCCACGATCACCCGCTCGAACTCGCACGGGCGCACGGCTTTGGTCTCGACCGCCACATCGATCGTCGCCTTCAGCAGCTCCTCCACCCCGGCCTCGCCGATCGCCGTGCGAAAGCGCCCGATCTGGGTCGCATCGCACGGCAGCCTGGGCGTGTAGTACACCTGGCCGCTGAAAAACTGCCACACCACATTCTCCGACCAGCGCTCGACCACCGCTTCGTCGCTCAGGTTGTAGGCGTGCTTGAGATACAGCAGGCTCAGCATCAGCCGCATCGGCAACCGCGAGCGGCCCGCCACCGCCACGCCTGCGCCGATCACCTGTTCGTGGACGCCGAACAGATCCGCCACTTCGCGCCGCGTCCCGGGCCGGTCGGTGCGCGCGAAGCACGGCGCCAGCGCCGCTTCCAGTCGCGTCCAGGGCAGCCGCGTGGCCAGTACCGCCAGCGGGTGGCGAAGGTCGATCATCTGGTCCAGACGGGTTCGGAACAAATCCGCTGTGCTCATGCGCGAAAACTCCCAGAAAACGCAACCGATGGCGCTAATTCTCGGGGGATCGGCGGGATTTGCCAAGCCCCGCAGAGCGTTGTGCTAGGCGGCTCGGCGGGGTTTTGCAGGGCCGACTAAATAAACAGGCTGTCTGTTACTCCTGCTTATCTGGATCAACAGACCGTTTCTTCGACCCGATGTTCACGACCACACCACCATCGTCTTCGTTGCCAGCATCTGTTAGCTTGTTGAACTCATAAGAGCGCGGGGAATCCACAGGCAACGCATCGGAAGAATCCACCCATGCGGATGTAATCCCGTCTGTGACAAGAAATATCAGGCTGCCATCCGCCGAGTATTCTGCGGCGATTGCATTCTTAACCACCGCAAAAAAGTGGATGGTATCTTCGCCAGGAATGATTAGAATATCAGAGCCATCTGCATGTTGAAAACTTGCCATTAGTCCATATCCTTTATGTTTGGATTGCCGAAAGAATCAAAGGCTCGGGCATTTTCCGAATCCTCTTCATATTCGTCAAAGAATGCAACCTCAGTAACATCCCATAGGATTCTACTGGCCTTGTCTATTTCCGCAGAAATGTGAGCATGTGATATTTCAAGGGCATCATCTTCTGCCCATTGCATATCCTGTATTAGTCCATGCAATATATTGAGTGCCGCTTCAATTGCTACCTCACACCGGCTCAGCCGGCTGTCTTCTCCATTTAGTGTGCTCATTATGTGTATCTCCTCATTACATAATCGTGCTCCAACAGTTCAAATTTATCAAATCCTCCTTCCCATACATTGTGTAGAATGGTTATACAATTTCTCCACATGTGTGCAGTGTTGGCGTTCCAGTCGTATAACATTTCTGGATGAGTGAAACATCCACAGGACAGTCCGAAGGTAACCGTCCCATCCGCACAGACCATCTGCTTCAAGTCATACGTGTGCGTGTGTCCTTGTATAGAGGAGCCTAGGTTCTTCCTGATGAGGGAGTTACCAATGTTTTCTCCTGAAATGGGTTGCCCTTTTACGCCACTTGAAAAGTAGTGTGAAAACAAAACACCATTCAACATTCCCACTTCCTTGAAAGGTACAATCACATTCCAGTATTTCTCATAGTTCAGGTCTTTGACCCCTATCATCCCTTCTAGTTCTGGATGAATACTTATGGCTGTGTTTATCCTTCCTTGGTCATGATTGCCTAAACAATGTACTGTGAATAGAGAAAACTTTCTCTTTCTTAAAGAAGCCCGCTTCTTGTTATAGGCATCTATCGGCTTAAACAGCCGCCGCTGTGCATCATGTGCAGCTTGGATGTCCTTCTTATATCTCCTTCCCTCAAACTCAAGACGGCCCCTATCATAGCTGGACAGGGAAGGCATGTCTGCAAAGTCTCCTATATTCAATATACATGTTGCTTGTTCCTCCAGCAACAGGTTGCCGAGTGCTTCATATCGATCATTGTCGAAATCAGGATGTGCATGACTATCCGGCAAGATGACTATCTTGTTAGTGGACGGTAATGTCTGTTGAACGACGATTGGTCGGTTCATCAGACGTGGGTTCACTTTCTTCTGCGTCGGCACCATATTGTTTTGATCCTTTTCCGTTACCTTTCCCGACACTGGATCGCCGTCTATTCGGGGAAGTGGAGGTGGGTTTCTTAGCTCCAAGTATCTCTAGCATGGTAGCTCCAGATGCCTGATCTTGTATGCTTACCGGTGAAACATCCAATATCTGTGTAGCAAAACCTGTCAGAATATACACCAATTGGAAACTTGCCGGGGCATCGATTACGGCTATACCAGAGGAATCCACGGGACCACTAATGTCATATCGTGTTCGCACAACGATATTGCCCGTGCCTTTCTCAAGCCCTACTACAAGCGCGGCTATTGAATCAAGCTCTTCAAAGAGAGCATCAATATCTCTTTGCTGTTTATCTTTCATCAAAATCTCCTTTGCCTCGACTTCCCATAAGTTGTATAATCTCAAGTACAAATACGATAGGCCATACAAGAGCGTGCAATAGTATAGTCCTGTGTCGGATTACTTTATCACCTGGAGAATATCCCACTACCCATACCACAATACCACCTACAACATATATGATTAGCAGTGTAACCAGCATAATGATGCTCTCATTATTTCTTCATCCATTCTTCGGGCACTGTACCCTCCAGACTTACTGCTGATGGAATACCATACTTGTGTGCCCATTGTGTGTACCGTAAGCTTCTTGCTCCTTTACCAATCTTGTTGTCTCGCATGAACAATAAATGGATATCCAAATGAGGATTCTGCTTCTTCACCAATAGCATTTTTGTTCGATCTTCTCTTGTGAAACGCCCCTTTGTTTCTATATACACACCATTTGCCAATACGAAATCAGGTATGTAGGTTCTGCTTTGCTCAGGGATCGTATACTTTACGCCTTTTGTTTCATATCCAAACTTGATCCCTTTGCTTTCCAAGTATTTGGAAACTTTCTTTTCAAATCCACTCCTGAATTTTTTTATCCCTTTGTTACTTTTTACGGTACGGGACATGTTCTTTCCATGTAGTGGAAGGCGTTCTCAGTATCCACAATAGAGAGGCCACCTCATCGAAAGCCTTCTCATATTCAGAATCACCGTAGAACTCTCTATATTTCTCACGTACAATATCATCCACTTTCCGCATATCTTCTTTATGTGGATTCAATAATTTGTGGGCAGTCTTGGGGCCTATTCCCCGGATGCCGGGAATGTTATCCGACACATCACCAACAAGCATCTGCGTGTAGAAATTATAGTTGGCATCTTCAAGGGATACATCATAATAAATATCCTTGACCCAGTTATAGTGATATCCCGGTATAGTATCCAGATCCTTATCAATGGATACGATGCAGGTACTTTTATCTGGGTGGCTGTATTGCTCAATGCCCAACGCATCGTCCGCTTCTATGCCATCTGTTATGGTGGCACCATGCACATCTACCAAATATTCCCGGATAGCTTCATAGTGTTCCGGCTTCCTTTCCGATCTCGTCCCTTTGTAAGGTTTGAGAGTAGCCAAATGATACCTGAAGTTGCTTGATCCGCTCAGGTAGGAACGATAGTCCTGCACACCAAGTTTTCCCAGTGCTGAATGGATCGTTTGCTTAACAGAATGCAGCGCAAACTCAACCGGTTCTCCCTCTGGGCAGGCGAATCCTATCCGGTAGCAAATGATGTCAGCATCTATTAAGGCGGTTTTTAGCATGGTGTCATTTGTTATCTAGTTATCCAGATTATTTACGTAGATACTTTTTGAAGAACTCATATGTGCCAGGATCAGAATGGGCATATTTATCAATGTCGAGATACATCTTTCCATCCTTGTTTGATGCCCATGTATTTCCGAATTGCTTCTCACTTGACACAAAATCCTCCAAGTACGCGGCGTTGTCTATCGACATCTGTTGCAAAATGCCTCTGTCGAAAGCGCGGCGCCGTTGGTGTTCCTGCTTCTTGAAACTCTTGTCACTTGCGGATGTGCTGTATCCAAATATAGGTGTTTTCTTAAATGATTTTCCCACTGTAGTCCTTCCTTGTCCTCATTACTTTATGGGGCACGCCCCACCTACGCAATCTTCTGCATCCTCAAATTGATCCACCTGATAGTTCACTTCTGTTATCTTGGTTGTAGTCTTTACCATTTCATCAAAGACTTCCTTTGATATCTTTTCCAATGGGGCTTGATCAAAGCCATGCTCTTGTCGCAGCAAGAAACTCACACTCTTGAAATTGTCAGTGTAATTCTTCTTCAGATATTTCTTGATGGCGGGCAATTCCTCAAGCCCATAATATATCGTGCATGATACGGCATTGTCGCTCCAATCGCGCTGGACCCTGCGCACCACTTCAAGTTGGTCGATAGCAGATAGTTCATCTGCTACAGGAGTACCTTCTGGATATGAAAAGGGAAAGGATATGACAGACGTACTTTTGTCTTCGCTTCCGTCAAAGTAGCGAACCGGCTCGATGTGATATCCATGCTTCCTGCAAATCTCAACAAGCGGGCTATCTGAACTGATGCGTATCCTCCGGATCATGTATGTTGCAAAGGCTGGGTGACACCCCGGCGTTACTCCGGGCAACAGACTTAACGTGCCAGATGGCTTCTGTGTAGTAAGTTTGATGCTTTCCGGCACATTTAGTTCCCCGGAATACTCTTTGTCATACAGCCTGAGTTCAGAATACACCTTCGGTAACCACTTGCGCTGTTCCTCAGTAGCTTGAAGATAGCCTGTTACACCAATGCCCATACGTAGATTCCGGGCCACCACTTCTTGTGTAGTCGCATCATGCGCTGGCAATCCCAATGAGTGTTTGTTAATACGATATAACAGTTTAGTTATATCCAGTAGTTCTTCCAGTGAGTCTACGTTAGGCAGGAATATCTCGGCCAGGCAGCAGGGTTCCCCATTTTCCAAGGCTATTTCTGCACAGGGATTGACTCCAATGATCTTTGGATCGGGGTATGCAGTGTCACCCAGTCTACCTATCTTCCGGCAAAGCTCCAGGTTTATCAAGCCATAGCACTCTCCATTTCCTTGATACCCTTCCCAGAACTCATCAGGAAGTTCACTTATGTCCGAACAAACAACAGAGTTGTTGGAATTGGAACGCCACGGAGGAATACTCCCCAAGTCCCACCGCTTAGCCATGATGAAAGGGATATCATCCGCATCACCTATGGCAATCTGTGCGGAGCGGCGGACATTGCCGGACACAACAATGCTGCCAATAATGTTCATGATATCCAGGCAATCCACAGTGGTCAGGTGGGTGCCTTTCCTTCCTTCAAGGATTTCTCCAATTTGTTCAAGGCCGCGACACAAAGGCTCAGCGCCACTTGAGATTCCGCCAAAGCCTTTAATAGATTCTCCCTTGCCACGTACAAGTTGGGTTGAGTAAGTTCGGCAGGGTTTACGAGATGGTTCGAGAGCAGTTCCAAGCGTTTGGCGAAGTAATTCAATCCATCCTTCCCGAGTATCGGGGACAATGAAGTCTGCATCTTTGCTATCTCTACGTACAGGTTTGATAAAATCTGTTCGTACTTTCGGTAATTGTTTAACATGTTCCCTCCGTATAGAGAAGCCCACTCCTCCACCTAGCATCAGTTTATCAAAGGCAAAACAGAAGGCTTCCATGTTATCTACGGCTACCATCCAACAATTCTGTAAGGAAGCAAGCCCCAGCTTATCAACCGTGGGGGTGCCTAGTTGCCATAAAAATCGCCCGGCGACAGTTCCCTTCAGAGCCAGAATATAATGTCTCAGCCGGGACTTCTCTTCTTCGGTGAACGCACACCGTAACTGTGTATCTGTAGCTTTTATTACACGGTCGACACATTCATTAAATTGTTCTTGTGTTCCATTCCTCTTGGGCCGTGAATAGGTTCTCAGAAATACCAGCAGTCCAAGGGTGGACCAAGGGGTTGCATCAATGGGTGTGGCACAGGCTTCTTCACCAGACCCTACAGCATTGTTCTGTTCTTCTTTCATCAACATGATTTATTCATTCTCCTTGTGGTGCAATCTGTTCCTTCTTCGCCTCTTCTTCCTGTGCCTTATGATATTCCACATCATCCAAGCGTTCGTTGATCAACATCTGAGCTATAATAATATAGTTTACTATATCCAGGACTGAATCTAAACAAGATTCTTCCTTGACGGAAAGAGTTCCTTCATCGACAAACGTGTTGATCCGCTCAAGTTTGTCTTGGATGCGCAGCAAGACCCCCTTTACAGGATCGATCCCCAGTTTGGATGCTCCACGGAAGTTTCTGAAATGATCCCCACCACTGCTGTAGTCGTGGCTTTTTGCTAGCATCAGCTTCCGCGCTTTATCGCACAGTTCGGAGTGGAATGTGCTTAAGGCTGAAGGGGACACATTTGCTGGGCACTCCTTCGCTACCCCTGATATTAGGATCGCGGCATCTTCCAACAAGGTGCTGTCTTTCTTATACCCTTCCATCATCAAATCTCCTCCGTCAATCCCACAAGTAGCCAGGCATCGTAGTTCCACCAGAACTGTATATCTTCAGTGCTCTTTGCACATCCTCTACAAACCATCCCTCATCCACTCTTGTGTTGATCCCAAAAATATCCTTGAATCTTTCTGGATCTTCAAGGGAGTTCAGCAGTTTGCAGAACTCTTCTTCCGTCACTACCTCCAGACCATCCTTGGTCTGGTGGGTAGTCACACTCGGCTTCTTGTTGAAGTTACCAGCCATCGTTCTGATCGGCCGCGTCCTCTGGTTCGCCGGATACTGCCTTTGCTTCCGAGGATTGCGCAGGAACTGCCGGAGGAGTATCCGTCTTGCCTGTTGCATAATTATAGAAGTCATTCGTCAATGCGTTACAGAGCAAGCAAAGCGCTTCAAATTGCCCTTTCTTTGCAGTAGAAAAGGGTAGCACGCCCGCTTGCTGAGCAACGTTGAGCAGGGCAATCGCCGAGTTTCGAGCAGCGTGTCGGCTGATCGTGTCCTCCCTGTGACTGGCCGACACCGCTGCGGGAGGATGGCGAGACACACCCCTTTCTGGGGGATTAGGCGCAGCCAGGACTACCTGCTCCACCTGCTGCGGGCGAGGCGGCGCGACGCGCTGTTGCGGGGCACGTCTTACTTGTGGGGGTGGACTCCTGCGGGGCGGCGGGGGTGGTGGTGCAGCGCTTTCCTCCCCATTCTCCCCATATACGTTCAAGCTGTTTGCTGTAATGTTGAAGTAACGTCCCTTTCGGGTGGCATCGAATTCTACATAGGAACCGATTCGGACACCCAGATCTTCCGGGTTGACGCGGCCCATACCATATACTTGTCCATCTATTTCCAAGTTATACATAGTACCATAACTTGTTTCGTTGGGTTGGATGTTCGTTACGTAGCCTGCAAATTCTGACATAGTTCATATCTCCTAGTGTTCAGGATAATCGTCGTCGTCAAAGTCGTACTCATCACATTCCATACAATCTTCTTTGTATTGCTCTCCCCAATGGGAGCCCTTCTTCACATCCACCGCAAGTGGAACCTTGAACTCATAATCATATACATTCTTGAGAAACATCTTTGTTCCCTCGATAAAAGCAAAGCGACAGAGTGACTCTAGTTCCTCCAGATATTTGTCATCCGCTTCAAGGATAATCGAATCATGAACAGTCAATAACATCTTGGCTTTAGAGTGATCCATTGCGTGCCATAATATTGTGAACGCTATAGGAATGATCTCGCCCGTGGCAAATCCTTGTATAGGATAATTGTATACCTCCCGTCGCACATCCAGATATCCCCGGCTGTCCATAGTCGCTTTCGGCCAGTGGAACAGCATTCCATAGCGGGTTCGCAGATACTTTTCGTTTGCAACAAATAGTTCCCAGCGACTTTGTTCTTTGGCGATGTTAGCATATTTTCTCCTGAAGAACTCACAATACTTGCGCTCGGCTGGAGTCTTTCCGTTGCCGCCATAAAGAGGCATGAATGTGCATCGCTTGGCCTCCTGTCTCGTGGTCGGCTGGCCACCTGCTGTTAGATACTCGGCTGAAATGGCGTGCACATCTACTCCTTCCTTGATCTCTTTCAGCGCTACAACGTCTTTGCAAAGATCTGCCGCACATCTGAACTCTAGTTGTGATGCGTCACATTCCAGTATGCTCCATCCTTTCTTCCCTGCGCAAAAGAATTTCTTGTATTCCCTTGGTATGTTCTGTACTTGTGCTCCCTTCTCTTTCTTCATGCCAGGAATGCGCATCTTGCGCCCCGTGGCAGACAGCCGGCCCGTGTTAGTTATCCCTTGGTTGAGCCGGGGCCTAAACTTCCCATCAAAGTGTTTGCAGATGAGATCAAAAAACTCTAGGTTTTTTGTGACCCTTGAATTCAGTTTGTTGAATTCCATATATGCCTGAAGAAAATCTTTTTGTGCTTGGGTCTTGGGCCGCAGTCTGAGTAAAGCATCCTGCGATGTACTTGCTTCCCCTCCCGGTGTGAGTAGCGGCTTTCCCCGCCCGGGATCTTTGGGCGGATCAAATCCTAGGGATTGAAACAGGAATTCACGCAGTTGTTTGGGGCTGTTGAGATTGATACCTCCTGTAAGAGTGTCAAGGGTAGCAATAAGTTCCTTGATCGCATTACTAGTGTTCAGCGATTCTTCAGCTACCCGCTCCTTGTCGAGATGAAGGAATCCTAGCTCCATATCAGCAATCGGTGGGCAGGCCATGAAGCGAGTGTAGGCAAGGTGCAGCATATCTTCGTCCATGAGACGTTTCCGCTGTAGGCGCATCAACCTGTGTGCAATGTGTACATCTCGGAAGCAATACTTTTCCACCCATGCTCCCGGAATGTCCGCAGTCTTGACACCCAGGCGTATCAATCCACCTACGATATCTTCCTTGGCTGGCAGACCATATCGATCTGCCAGAGATCCAAGAGAAAGAGAATACCGTGCATTCGCTCGCAGTACCCACTCGGCTGTCAAGGTGTCCCACACCACCACGTCCCTGATGTCCAGTCCACATTGATGCAGCCATTGCAGTTCAAACTTTGCTCCGTGCGCAACGATAAACTTGGCAGCTTTGATATCCTTCAGCAATTCCTGCTGTTTTGTCACTCCTCCAAACTTTGATTTCTTTTCTACAGCGTTCTCACCTTGCACAACATACCAGCACGCGCAGACCACATCGGCGAAAGGATTACCTGCCCAAGCAAATTCAGCGTCTTCGAGTGCGCGATCTTCTGGGACAGATAGCAAGGTCGTCTCGAAGTCAAGGACAACGTAGGGATATTCCGAATACAGGCGTTCCACCTGTGCTCGGTTCCTGCGCAAGGTTTTCGGAACCTCTGGTGTCTTGACTTTCATTATCATCACGCGGCGTCAGATGCTGAAACTTTGCCGGTAGCTTTATCCATGTTGTTAAGAGCAAACGAAATAAACATCTCTAATCCTCGGCCCAGTGCGGCCAGTCTGTCTCCAATACCCTGTTCTAGCTGCTTCTGCGAGACGGTGAAGTAGTATCTGGTGCTAACATTTTCAATGTTAACCTGATCTTCATATAGGGTGCTATGAGGAACATCTACTCCCCATAGGCGTTCCCAAGTATATTCTTCTGCATCCGGATCGAAGTATACTGCTATCTGTACTTTGCGGGTGTCAACAGCATTGTTTTCAGCTTGCGTCGTATTCGTCATTGTCGCGTTCCTCTTCTGAAAGGGGTTGGAGTGTGTCATAATCATCATCGTATAGCTTCTTGCGGCGTTCATATGCAAGCGTAGCTTTCTTCATACGTTCCAGGAATTGCTCATCTCCCGTATCGCCTGAGAAGAACCATTCCGTATGTCGCATCGCCTTTGCTGTGTAATCTGCCAGCAATAATATCTTACGCAGTTCTCTATGTACTTCTGGGGTGAATGAAGTATCTGAATCCATCGTAGCCATTAGTCTCGCCAGTTCATCGGCAAAGTCTATGACTGCGCTGTATCGATAATTGAATGCTCCTCCACTCATGTCGTTCCTATCTTTCTTCGTGGGCCTTTGATCATGTTGATTGCATCTCCATATTCCATTGGTCCAATATCCTCCAGCACCTTCCCTGTCTCTTCGTCCACAATATGAAACGTTGGATATTCTAAAGAACCTCCTCCCTCCACACCCGGTTCTTCTTCACACTTCACTACCACTAGTTTACCATCCCAGGTGTACCCGATGATATAGGTAGTATCCGCTCCTCGTATGAATCCCTCACCTGTTGTCAGGTGGATTAGATCGTTAGCGGAAAAAGGAGCATATAATTGCCGCTCTTTATTGGAGCCTGCGTTGGATGAATCCTGTTCGCTTGTCTTGTCGGTGGTAATCATGTTATCCATTGTTGTAAGTGGACGCTCCTTGATGAGTGAATATCTAATATAAAATATATTATATTAAGAGCTATGTATTAAGAGCAAGAGCTTTTATTTATATAAATATATATATACTAAGAGCTTCTAATATAGTTCTATAGAACTATGTAGCTTCTTGGCTTCTAATAGCTTCTATATATTATATATATATATATATATTATATTAAAAGCTTTTATATTATATATTATATTATATATATACTCAAGACTCTATGTCAGACAGTTTGGAAAGAGCCTTGTTTATACGCACCGGGAAATGCCCATGATCTCCCATTCCTAGCTTATTTTTAGGCAGTGAAAACATCCGTAAATCTTCTTGATCATATCGCACATCAATACCTATTCCAATCATCGCATCTATTTGCCCTTGAATACCTGTTTTTGAGCTATCGATATCCTCCATGTCGAGTATCAATTTATTAGCCGCAGACTCTCCAGCTTGGGTGACAGACACAGTGACAATGTCTGCTTGCTTGGTTATGTTTCTAATACCTGTGGCGGCTGCTTCCAATTGCTGTGTCTTGTTCTCGGTAGAATGTTTGGCCCCCACATGAATGTTTCTTAACTGATCTACAACCAGCCACCTAGGCTGCTTCTTTTCCACCAGATCCCTTATCTGGTTCAATGATCCTGGGGCCATGCCGAACAGAGCAATGTTCTCCAACCCATTGTCACGTGCTCTGTGGAGCGCCCTGCGGGGATCTCTCATCATCTCCCTAGTAGGGTAGCCAGACATGTTGGAAATCATTCTGGAGGCGATACGCGCTGTCCTATCCTCATTGATGATGTAGATCCCAGGTACTCCTTGGTGGGCAAAGCCACAAGCCATCGTGATCGCGGCTGCTGTCTTGCCGGCCTCTGGCCGGGCAAAGAGCAACAGGTGATCTCCCCCATTGACTCCTCCACCGAGGCGAGAGTTCAACGACAAGGGATAAACCTTCAGCGTACGTTCAGAGTTCCCTCCTCCTTCAAGCAAGGTTTCTGTTGAAAGTAAATCAAAGGTTTCGATCCCATCTTCCTTGACTTCATCAAGGGTAGTAGCGGAATGAACCCGTTTGAATTCCTGCAACAATTTGTCAGCCTCTTGATAGTTCTTTCCGGCCAATGCAATGGCTAATTCGGCGCCTATCTGATCCCTTTTCTCCTCCAATATAACTGCTTCAACATTCTCTTTCGATATTGTAAATGCAGCGGCTTCATCCAGCAATTCTCTATAGGCATCAACAAGTTTGTTCGAAGATATTTTAGTGGCAAGCATCTGCAACAATAACGTTTTGTTGATTTGCTTTGCCTCTGGATCTCGTTGATAGTACTCCTTCATGTATTGCAGCAAGACTTGTGTGTCTCGTTCATACTTCTTTATGTCAATGTATCGCGCTATCTTTGCAAAGGAATCTCTGCTTTGCAATGCCAGCGCCAGTAATTCTTTATTCATTTATGTGGGTATCCAATGCGTTTCGAGCTATGGGTATTCGTACTGGAAAGCGGATATAGTAAGTCTCTTATGGCGGCTTCCGGCAAGTCCTTTATATCTTTGTCCAGACCGATCGGAATGGAGGTATGCCATATTCCCTTTGATCTGTAATGTATGCAGTATTTGACTGCCTTGACAAACGCATCTCTATCGAGGGCAATGTATACTGTGTCAAATACTTTACCTATTTCCTTGGCAAAAGATTCTGAAATGTGCGTGCCAAGCAAAGCAATGGCTGGCAAGTATCTTGATATCTTAACGGCGGAATACATATCTTCCACAAGTACTACGCTATTCATACCCTTGTTCTTGGTGCCTTTGAAATAACAATAGCTGTTTTTACCCTGTTCCTTTGCAGCCTGGTCAAGAAGTGTGAATGCCTTGCACACCTTGGGCAATGGATGTGTGCCTGTGGCCTCATCGGGAGAGGATTCTTGATAGGTGGTAGGAGAAAATAGACGCAATTGATAGCCTAGGTTTTGGAAATCAAGATCATATAGTGGCATCTTGATGTAGATAGGCTTTGACAGCACAGGGCGGACAAGGTTCCCAGGTGGAGATAGATATACCACCTCCGCCCCAAGCTGCTTCAGGTGAGATTCATCCATGTGATACTTTTCCTTGAGCGCATCGAAGACAGCCCTTTCTTTATGCTTTTCACATGGTGTTAGAGACGTCTCGGCAAACCCCCGCTCTGGTGATCGGGTTCTTGCGGGCAAAGACTTCCGGCCCAATGCTTGTGCGGAAACAGTTGCCCGACCCTTCAGCCCACAGGAATTTCTATAACAGATAAACAACAGCGCGTTACCTTCTCGCGTAACAGCGAAAGCCCTGTCTTTATTGGCGCCGCCACGGCAAGCAGGGCATTCATCGGTGAGTTCTGTCTCTCCGTCTGCCAACCGAGAGAAACGTTCTCGGATCTCTGTCTTGTAATTGTTCATCGTATGGATTCCTTCAGTATTCCGCGTATGCGACTGGTGTAAATGATCCGCCGGCATCCGGCTTCCTTCAATGCACTGTAACAGGCTGCACATGGGCGGCAATCTGCCAGGTGTCCGTTCCGGTCAAACCTTGCTATGTACACTTGTGCATCTCTCGTATCATGGTATCCGGTGAGAGTGAGTGCGCGAATCTCTGCGTGCATGTTTGGTGCCGGACACTTTCGCCCGACCCGCTTGTTCCATTTGCTTTGGACAGGATGCGTCTTTACGATATTGTGAGAATGCCCTGCCACGTAATTGCCAATGACAATGTAGCATCCTATCTTAACACGCCAATGGTTAGACCGCAAGCTTTCTTCCAGGGCCAAGGCAATGTATTTTTTGTCTTTTGTGGAGGGTATCACACTGAGTGTCCAATTTGTAGTGCAACATGAAATCAAGCAGCATTCTTACTTCGACACTGTGCAGGCAAAGCCATCCCTCGGCGCAGCATATGCCTGGCTGCCATCTGTAAATGTCAGGATCATCCACTTTCCTGTTACTTCTACCCGTGTGACACCATTAACTTCGGTTTCGTTATTGGCATCCTCACATTTGACTTTTTGTTCAGAGCCTTGGATAGCAAGGCGGTATCCATGTTTAACGTCATTAACGATAATAGGAATGAGTCCATACAAGAAGAAGAAAATAAGTAACCCTGCCATTACTTTGACTAATGGTGATGTGATTGCCAATTGATTATTCATTGGTGGAAATCTCCATATCAATAGATGTGGTTGCCGGCCCAGTGTGATGCAATGGTGCTACTAGGTCATTGAGTGCAAGGATAATTGTCTTACCCGTAATGTCTTCGGAGTGTGAGTTCCCCATCTTCCGGTAGACCCTATGATCTTTCGACATCTCGAACACTCCATTTTTACGTTCGGCGAAAATGCGAAACAATTGTCCATCCTTTAGTGATTTGAATGTGAGCATCATGGTGATTATCTTCTCCTTTCAATATGATAGGCCCGCCTGGACTCGAACCAGGAACCTTAGGATTATGAGTCCTTTGCTCTTGCCGTTGAGCTACGGGCCTATTGTGGATGTGTCAATCCAGCAAATCTAGTGCATCCAAAAAGTAATCAGGTTCCATGCCAATTTCATATAAAAATTCTGGCACGTCCTGCTCGTAGTCATTGTTCAATAGGTCACACAATTCTTTCTTGGCCTGACTATACAGAATACCTTCACGTGCTGCAAAAGTTTTGACTAGATCATTCATATCAATTGTCCTCGATGTATGTTTACATGAATAGGGACACTAGCGTCCATACTCCTCCCACGCACAATAGTGCGAGAATGCCTCGTGCCACGAGAATGAGTATTGTGGTGTGGCGCTTGGGACGCCTAAATCTTCGCAGGGTCCTTGTTTGATTCCCGATGTGTTCGGCTATGGCAATGCACCAAGCCGGCCTGATTGTAGGGTTCACCATATCATCCTCCTTACTATACACACTTTCCAAGTGTGTGTCAAGTATTTTTGTTCCTGGCAGCTTCAGAGTTTTAGCTTTCATCATGGGGCTTTCTCCTGTTGTTCGCCTTCGGCTATGTATAGGTTTGCAAATTTACTGACTTTGGCGCGCTCGCATGTTGCCGCTGCGTGTTCAATGGCTTTGATATGTCGCTCATTCGCCGTCTTGATTGCTCTTGCATAACGGGCGGAAGCATCTTCACGCCATGTTTGAAGCGAAATGTCATATTCCGATTGATATCTTTTCCATGCTCGACTCGCTTCGCTGTTGAACTTTTCAAGATCAACGACCTCGTTAGTGTGCAATATCTTCTCTATGTGCACACGCGCCGTCTCAAATGCAGCAAAGCCTTCAGGTTGCAGAAGCATTTACGCCGCCTGGCGCCAATCGAATTCGCCAGCATACTCCCTTGCCAGTTCGGCGGTCACTTCGACCGAGTCCACGAACGTGCGCAGGAACTTATCTTCCTGTGCTGGGTATACATTGGCATTCCGTAGCTGATCAATTGTCAGAAGTCTGGATTTCATGGTACTGGCCTCGCTTACAATAGAAAGTGTTGGCAACATTCTAGCACGATAGGATGAACGTAGGATGAACGTATGTCAGGAATCGCCACCCTCGGCGATGTATAGACGGGCGAAGGCGCGAGCTATAGTCTGCTCGTGCTGCCGTAAGATCGTGGCATTGATATGAGTGGGTACACGGCATAGTTCACCGCGGGCGTCTTTGACCGCGCGCAGCCTTTTCCGATCCGCACGCGCGACAATCGCATTAAACCGAGTAAAACCTTCAGGCCGCAAAAAGTGTTCCGCTGCCCAGAAGCAGTTAAACTTTTGCGCATGATCTGACGCTAGCTCGATCGTCACTTTGACCGACTCGTCAAACATCTCGTGGAATAGGTCGCGTTGTGATTGGCACGCTTTGGCATTCTGTAATTGTGCGAGTGTGAGGGTTCTGTATTTCTTCGTGGTAGTTGTCATAGCTGTCTCCTTAGGGTCACGGCCTGACGAATGTCTGATCATGACTCATTGTAGCGCGTGTGCGACAAGTGTCAATAGGGAAAGCTGAACAGGAAAAAGACAATTCTGAACGTAATTTCTGCGTTGGCATGGTTTTTGTCAATACAAATATCGTGCCAGCGTGACAACAGCAAGATTTGACAGGCGGCGCGACAGCGCTACACTATCATGCGCGCTTCCCGGCTCACCTTGGTCTTCATGCCGTGCGCGTCGATGCCACCCACCACTTGCTGGATTTCGGCCCAAAGCCGCTCGCGGTGGACCAGCAGATATTCCAGCCCGTTGAGGTGCGAGTAGACCTCGGCGATTTTCATGAACCGCGGCTCAGATAGGCTTCACGTCTCCTTCGATCCACGGCGAGCGGGTCAAGGACTTCCCGGCGTCGGCCGGATCGAAGACAGGAGTGTTGCGGGGACGGATGCGAAGATTACCCGAGGCGGCCGCCCGGATGCGGTCGACGGCCATGTCGGCGTACTCCTTCACCAGTTCCGCACCCGCACCGCGCCGGCCGCACCGGACTGCCGCCGCCATGGTGGTGCCGACGCCCGCATAAGGATCGAGCACCCACTCGTCGGGCCGGGTCAGCGCCAGCACCAGGCGCTCCACCAGCTCCACGGGAAACTGGCACGGGTGACCGGTCTTCTCGACATGGTTGCTCTTCACGTTCGGGATGATCCAGACATCGCCCGGGTTCTTGCCGAGAGGATTGCAGGAATACTGACCGGCCTTCGGCCCCTTGAAGTGCTTCTTCCCGGGGTACTTCTGCGGCACTCGGATCGGATCCACATCGAAATGGTAGTCGTCGCCCTTGGTGAACCAGCAGATGGTCTCGTACCGCCCCGATAGGCGCCGGGTGCAGTGCAACCCGTGCTCGAAATGCCAGACGATCCGGTTGCGGAGCTTGAGGCCGTGCGCGGCAAACAGCGGATACAGGGCAATGTCGAGCGGAACGATGCTGCTCGCCTTGCCTTTCTCCACGTAGTTGCCGACCTGCCAGCACAGGCTGCCGCCGGGCGCGAGTACTCTCACGCACTCGGCGATGACCGGAGCCTGCTCCTCCAGATAACGATCCAGGCTCATCCGGGCCTCGTAGGCCTTGCCGACGTTGTAGGGCGGCGATGTCACTACCAACTGGATCGACTCGGACGCAATCTGGTCGAGCAGTTCGCGGCAATCGCCGTGGTAGGCCACCGCCCGCGCAGCTGGGTCGAATCTTGTCTTTACTTCTAGCATGGTAGCCCCTCGTTGCTGAAGTGTCGCTCACGTCCGTGAAATCTAAACCCATCGACAAAATCGTTAAAATCTATGTTCCGGTACATGCCTAGTCCTCTCGTCTGTGGTAGTGTGCGGCGCTTTGCCCGACACCACATCGGGTTAATCAATGCCAACCTCTGAGGTTCAGCAACACAGCCGCAGTCATAAACGGCCACAGCAAGGCGTAAAGTAGCTCAGTATTATTATACGATCCCGGAAGATGCCCGGATCCATAGACTGAGATAACACCTACCACGTACACAATCATCAATGACAGCATCATAGCAGTATCCTCATTATTTGGCTATATCGGCTTTAGCTTGCTGGTCCATCATGGTGATGACATCGGACAACACAAACGCCGCATCGCGCAGCATATCGGCGCGTATGGCGATATATGTCAGGCGCTCGCTCCGGCGAAACTCATCCGACTGGACCGGTGCCACACGTGCGGCCTCAGCGGCCTCATCTGAGAGCATGCCCCATGCACGGCAGGCTGCATAAGCGGCCTCCTCGGCCTGTTCAGCTGCCCTGCGGGCGAGCTCTTCGAGGGATGCGCTGGCGGTTGTGGTGGGTGTCGTCATGGTGTTCTCCCTTCGTTCTTGTAGAAGTCAATCCAGCAATTATCATGGTTGTACACCCCCCAATATTCGCCAATCCGCATAGGCAAGGTTCCGCGTGCACACAACCAGACGCTGACACCTTGCAGCGGTCCGCCATTCAGTCGGTAGAGCTTTTTACGCCCAGGTGTGAGGGGCTTTAGTTTAAAGGTTTTAGCTTTCATCATGGGGCTTTCTCCTGTTGTTCGCCTTCGGCTATGTACGCGTGAGCGAAGGCGCGCGCAACAGCCCGCCTATACAGGGCCAAGAATTTTGCTAAGTCTACCGAGCTGCTGACCTTTATTACCATAGGTATAGTTCTCTGATCCGCGCGGGCGACAGCTACATCAAACCGAGCAAGGCCTTTTAGACTCAGCAAGTTCCTAGCCGCCCACTGCCAGTCGAAGACATTGTGGAAGCTGGCAGCGCGTCGGGCCGTTACCTTGACCGACTCGCCGAACAGGCTGCGGAACAGGTCACATTGTGACTTCCATGCTCCGGCATCACGTAACTGCTTGAGGGTTAGAGTTCTCGATTTCATGGTGCTTATTCAGCTTGCTGGTCCATTATGGCAATGACACCAGACAGCGCGTAGGCTGCATCGCGCAGCGTGTCGGCGCGGACGGCGATACGTGTTAGGTGTTCGCTCCGGCAGAACTCGTCCGAATGGATCGATGCCGTACGCGCGGCGCTGGCGGCTTCATCCGAAAGTGTGGCCCATGCGCGCCATGCGAGATAGGCGAATTGTGCGGCCTGTTCGGACGCTCTACGTGCAACCTCTTCGAGCGACATTTCGTTGGTCGTCATGGCGTTTCATCCTTTCGTTGGTGGTGGTAGTGGCGGTGCTTTGTGACACGTGGTGGGTCATCCCTCCACGTGTCGTAAAGGTATCATGGTCTGCCCAGCATGTCAATAGGGAAAGCTGAACAGGGCTTAAATGATGTTAGGCAGATGGTGTGAGCATGTTTGCACCAGGTTGGTGCAATCCTTACATCCTTACATTCTTACATCTCGCGCATCTATCGCCGGCCATCTGCCGGCGCATCTCTTGCCCGAGCTGTTGCAGCATATGCAACAGCTGCATCCGGTATATGGTCTGCACACAATATACATGTAGATAGACAGGTCTGTCTACCATGATGTATGAGGAGATGCAGATGGATAGACAGGTCTGTCTGCATGGGCATGGAAAAAAAGAAAAATAGACAGGTCTGTCTACCATAATGTAATGTTATAACATTCCATATTTCAGAATGGGGGGAGTAGCCCTTCGATTTGGCAGCCCTCCCCCGGCGGGGGTGGGGTACACACCCACTTACAAGGCTCAATTTCCAGTTAATGCACCTGCTAATGCACATGCTAATGAACATGCCTAATGCAAAGGATAATACTGCCGGCTAATAGAGCCTATTAACTGCCGGCTAATTAACTACCGGTTAATATATTCCACCTAACTGCTGGCAAACTATTTACGATTATTGGGGAACTTATGGGGCCTTTAACTGTCTAAGATGTATTCCCGCTTTTCTATCCCTACTGCCAGAATAGCATAGAATATAGCTCTGGATACCATATGCCTCTAAAACCTTCTGAATCGCTCTGTGACGGCCACGAGGGTCTTACCCTAGCCAGGGTACTACCCACCCCCTGCGTGGACCCCCTAGCTCGATTCAGGAGCCTTAAAGACCGTGTTGGGGAGTCCTTGCCCTCTCTTGTGGTGACGGAAAAGGATGCAAAGGAATATCGGTTGGGGGTCATGCCCAAGCATTTCTGGTCATCGGTACGCCTTTCTCCAGCCACTAAGGCATTGATTGAGAAGGGACAGCGGGTAAGAACTTACAACTTTCGAGCGCTTCCCTTGAAGCGAACCAAGAGTGTGAAGGCCAACTGGAAGCGCGCTTCGGTGCGCAAGCAGGTAGAGGATCAATCACGTATACGGTCCAGGAGGCGAGACAATGTTCGAGTGAAAACCGATCCCGCCTACTCGTGGCGCAAGTATCGCCTGCGGGCCAGGCGAAAATGCCCAGACCTTCCCTTCGATATTTCCAAGGAAGATTGGGATAGGGTCTTCTTGAAGACTCTTCAAGCAACGCCCAACGGGCGATTCCCGGCGATCCGCCGAATAGATGGCTCTTTGGGATATACTTATGGAAACTTGCTGTTCTGCGAACCTGTGACTCCTGGGATAGGGGGTAAGCTTGGAAGCACTGAAGGGCGTATCTTGAAAGCTCTCAAAGAAGATCTTAGAGAAAATAGAAAGCGTTTTACTACTTATGATTCTTTATTGGAATATATAAGAACCAACAGCCATTATAACAAACTAAAGCAATATATGGATATTTATTATATTCTTTAAATCAGCATGTATGTATAGCTTGCATGTATAGTCTGCATGTATAGAAGCTTCTAAGAGCTTCTAAGAGCTTTTATATATAATATATAATATATATATATATATATATACACAGCTCTATAGAGCTGTGTTAAAAGCTCTTAAGAGCCAAAAAGCTCTTAAGAGCTTAAGAGCTTTTAATATATATATCTTTTAAAGATATATATATATTATATATATAATATATATTAAGAGCTCTTAAGCTTTTTATAATTATAGTTTAAGAGTTTATGACACACCCAGCTAAAAAGGAACCCCGCCAAGACGCGGCGCTTTTCTGTATGAATGCTTAACGGATATTTATCTCGATTGAACTTCTAGGAACTTATCGGGTCTAAGATTACCGTAACCCATTTAATAAAAGGAACCCACAAGCGTGATAGTATCCTTGTCGAGTTACATAATACCTTGCCTATTCTGGCTAATAGGAACCTTTAAAGACATGCCAGTTTCACCTGCCGCAAAAGCTAATTATCGGCCTAATAATGACTTCAGGGCAATAGCCGTGGAGCAAATAAAAGTGCACGAGAATTTCAAGGCTATCCCTTATAAAGACATCGATGGAAAGTTCGCAATCGGTTTCGGCCATAAGAAATATGCGCTCCCCTCGATGAAACCTATTTCCTATGCCAAGGCGATAAACCTACTATATGATGATCTGGAGCAAGCGGTAAAAGATGCTCGGGCGTTCTATCCAAAGTTCGATAGCGATCTTGGAGAGTTACGAAAAGCCCTTGTGGTGAACCTTGCTTATAACCTTGGCTTAACAAATCTTTTACAATTCCGAAAACTGCGTGAATGTCTATCGAAAAAGACTTCGAGGGAGCTGCACATTCTCTGGAAGATTCTCTTTGGTATAAGCAAACAGGAGATCGCGCCAAGGAAATTGTCTTTGCCATGAGGCACGGAAGATTGCCGAAAAGTTTCTATCTCAGGAAACATGATCGTCCTCGTAATACCTCCCCGCAATCCGCACCTCTTTAACATTGATGGAAAAGATCACACATATGTCAACCACTAAGAAAAATGGAGTACACCATAGAAGCGGGGAATCCAAAGGCCGTAGGATTCGGTCGAAGAAAGAGGTGGATCTTGTATTGAATGTGATGTCCAATTCCCCCAGTGCTGCACACTATGATCACTTGGAGATGTTCTATAAGGGAGCATTTGCCAATCAAATAGCCTGGATGGATGCTTACAATGTAAGGGACTCCAAGCAAGAATCCTTACTTGTGGGAACGGAAGTGGATCCAGTTACAGGGAAATTGAACGTATTTCCGCTGGCAAAGATCCTTTCAAAGGAAGAAGTGGGGCTATATCGTGCACCCACAGGCAAAGGGGAATTCTTGCCGGCACCTTGTGAAAGTGAATATGAAGAGAATGAAAATCATGCCCTCAATTAAAACCACTACGAAGGGACGCAACAGGATCCATCCCGCTGAAGTCGGTACAGAAGAGGCAGGATGGATAACGAAACTGGAGCAGGCTTACAAGGAAGGTGCTTCGGATGAGGAGGTATGTGCTCTTCTTAACATCACTTATCCTAAATTCATGGAATACTATAGCACTAACTCTAACTTCCAAGAATTGGTGGACATTGGTCGAACACTTTCCAAGGCATGGTGGATAGGCCAGGGCCGACGCAATATAAAGGACAAGACCTTCAATACCTCCCTATGGGCATTCAACATGAAGAACCTGTTCGGATGGAGTGAAAAGACGCAAGTAGAAGATACGAACCGGAAGGGGCAAGGAGAATCTCTGGATGAAATATCCTCGAAGCTCAGAAAGACTCTACCGGCTGTACTCAAGACACTTTATCCAGATATGCAAAATTCTCAATTGCTTTCCCGATTTAGCAAAGCGGATCCCTCCCTTTCTTCTAAAGCATCCGGTTGATGTCTTCCATTTCCAACCGCCAAGCAAATAACAGTGTGCCTTCCTCCAAAGGTTCTCTGGACGCATGGATCGAGGAAAACTCATCGGATGCCAAGAGCGGCGGTGATATTTCTGGAATGGGAAGTGCCGACGCATTCTCTGGGGGAAGATTGAAAGGGATGTCAGCCAATCATTTGAAAGCACTACTCAATCTGGCTGAAGCCTATAAGGAAGAATTAGAAGGATCAGGAACAAAGAAACTTTTCATGCCGGACACTCCTTTTTCCATAGAAAGGTGTCCAAAGCACAAAGCGTTCTTTGATGCAACAAGAGCATATCGAGAAGTCATCTACATGGCAGGCAACCGGGTAGGAAAGACCAGTTCCGGTGCATTTGCCGTAAGCTGCTGGGCAACAGGAGAATATCCCGAGTGGTGGGAAGGCAAAACTTTCAGCGGCCCCACCACAGGGTGGGTCGTTGGAGACACGCACCAAACCACTCGGGATGTTATTCAGAATGCCTTGCTTGGCCCTCCGGGCGCCTTTGGTACCGGATTGATACCCAGAGACAGAATTGCACGGGTATTATCCAAGCAAGGTGTGCCGAATGGAATAGAATCGGTGGAAGTCAAACACGTATCTGGGGGGATATCACTAATAGGATTCAAGAGTTATGAGCAAGGGGTACGCTCTTTCTATGGTACATCTAAGGACTATATATGGCTGGATGAGGAAGCTCCAGAAATCATAGAAAATGAGTGTGCCATCCGTGTGATGACTACCGACGGAGTGATACTTCTTACTTTCACGCCTTTGCACGGACTCACCCCTTTGATTATCAACAAGGCCAAGAATGCAGATTATCTTCAAGGAGCTACACCTATCCTTGCCTTTGATGACAGAGAAGTAGGTGTCAAGTTTGCTGAACACAAGGCTTCCAATCACAGGATAGCGATTATTCAAGCAGGTTGGGAGGATGCTCCTTGGCTATCTGAGGAAGAGAAAGAAGCGCTTTATGCGGATACTCCCCCACACCTCAGGGATGCAAGGAGATATGGAAAGCCTTCCATCGGATCGGGAAACGTGTATCCCATTCCCTTGGAAGCTATCCAAGTGCCTCGCTTCACAATACCCAAGAATTGGAGGAGATTGTTTGGAATGGATGTAGGATGGAACCGAACGGCTGTGTTGTTTGCAGCAGTTCATCCTGATTCAGATTGTATCTATCTATATGACGAATTATACTTGAGTCAAAAGGAACCGGACATTGTAGCTTCGTTCATAAAAGCCAAGGGAGGGGACGCTATACCCGGAGTGATCGATCCTTCTGCGAATGGGCGTTCCTCCCATGATGGACGAAAACTTCTCACAATGTACAGGCAGCTTGGACTAAAATTGAAAGAAGCGGACAATGCTGTCGAATCCGGCATCCAGGAAACATGGTCACGCATGAGTGCAGGGCAACTCAAGGTGTTCGACGACTTGCACAGCTTTGCCAAAGAATATGTTGTATATCGCAGGGATTTGAAAGGATCCATCGTTAAGAAGGATGACCACGAAATGGATGCCATGCGTTATATTATAGCATCTATCGATTACGCTTCCATTCCAAATACATTCCGTGGCCTTCAGGCCAATATGCAACTTGGGGCAATGAATAACTTTGGAGCAAGAAAGTATGATATCTGATGACAAGGACGAATCCGCCGGTTCTACTGGAAAGATATTAAAGGGCCTGAAAAAGGATGATCTCCCTTCTGAGGGAAAGATTATTCTTTCAGAGAGAGAAAGAAAGGAAATAAAGGACGAACTTGAGAAAGATAAACTCTTAGAGACCAAGCGCAAGCGTGATGAAACCATAGAAAACCTTGTCACGATGGTTGAGCGCGCGTTTGAGAAGCGCGCATCCCGCCGTAAATCAAAAGAGAATCAATGGTTACGTGCGCAACGCTTATGGCTGGGAAGCGTTGCATCCGGGCATGGTCACGGAGGAGACGGGATCGGTGGCGGAGGTACCGCCCGAGAGCCTTTTGGAACACACACCAACCGTAAACGTCCTGACTTCAATATTGTTAAGACCAAATGCGATATTGCTTTGAGCCATGTCATGTCAATGCAATTTGCAGGAGGGGAAAAGAACTGGTCCATCGTCCCTCCGAATGTCAAACCCAAAGTAAAGAGTCCTCTCGATATAGAGAAACCCTTGCAGAATGTTAATCCGAACGACGTAGAAGCCTCTTTGCTTGAATCAAAGGAAGAAGTGCAAAGCGGCCAGGCCAAAGCGTTCAGAAAAGCCAAATTGATGGAAGAAGAAATAGAAGAGCAATTGGAGCAATCCGACTATATCACAGAGTCCGAAGAAGCCATGTGGAGCTGGGTGGTTCTTGGTACTGGGATAATGAAAGGTCCTGTCAATACCGGCAAACTCAAGAAAGTATATAACCGTGAATCTGACTTTGATGGAACATCCGTCTGGATTCCTTCATTCTCTGAGGACATATATCCGCGTGTGACCGCCGTATCACCGTGGTTTGTATATCTTGATGACACCACTAATGATCACAGGAATCAAAAGAGTATAGTGGAAGTGCATCCGTGGTCCAAACAGGAACTGATTGAAAAGATAAAACATCCCGGATTCATAGGAGAAGCCATCAAGGAAGCAATTTCTATTCCACCGGAAGAGGGATTGGATAAGTCCTTTTCAGATTTTTCCTCTCTTTCCGATACCAACCCAAATCTATTTGCCAAGAAATTCATTGTTTTGGAATATCACGGGCCGATCACACGGAAGCAAATAGATACCGTTGGAGTGAAATCACAATTTGATCTGGACGATATCCCAGACGAGAATCTCTATGGAGAGGTTTGGGTTGTAAATGGACAGATGATACGCTTTGAATTAAGTGTTATCGAAGGGGCCTTCTCTCCTCCCTACAGTATAACCGTTTGGGAAAAAGATCCCGCCTCTCCCTATGGGCATGGAGTACCTTCTCTTGTAGCAGATCCTCAGCGTGTTGTGAGCCAGGCATGGCACATGATTCTTGACAATGCTTCAATGTCTTCTGGTCCACAGATTGTCATACAGCAATCAGTAATAGAACCAGCAAACGGAGAATGGGAGTTTCATCCAAGAAAGGTGTGGATCAATAGAGATCTTGGAGCAGATAACAAACGAGCATTTGAGTTTTTCATCACTCCTAATGTCATAAATGAACTTTCACAAGTTCTTCAAATGGCAAGATCCTTTGCCGAAGAAGAATCTGGCATTCCTCTTCTCAACGCCGGATTGGGTTCTCCTGAATCGATGGTGGATAGCGCCACAGGTACGGCCCAATTAAACAGGAACTCTACTGTATTGCTGGATAGAAAAGCAGAACGCTGGGATTCCAATATCACCGAACCCCTCATTTCTCGTATGTATGATTGGAACATGCAATTCAATGAAGATGATTCTATAAAAGGCAATTTCAATATCAGAGTGCTTTCCTCGACGGATTTCAGAAACAAACAAGCTTATATCAAAGACCTGGAGAAGGTATCGGTTGAAACAGCCAACAATCCAGAGATGGCAAAGAGAATCAATCAAGGAGCATTGCAAAGAGCCCGCTTGTCTATGATGCAATTACCTTACACAGATATTATAATGGATGAAGAGGAAGTCGCAGAAGCTGAAAGAAAGGCTGCGGAGAATAAGAATAATACTCCTGATCCAGCCAGTATCAAGGCACTTGCTGAATTGGAGAAATTGGAACTTGACAAAGCTCGATTGGAACTTGACTTCAAGAAGCTGGAGTTCGAACAAACACTCAATCAGCAACGAGAGACATTGGAAAGCCAGGAGCGTTTGGCTGCCACACAAGCACGTCTTACTGAATCGCAGGCACAAATTCTCAAGGCAGATACGGATAGGGAAATTGCGCTTATCAATCTTGCCGCTAAAGAAGAATCCGCAGCAAGGAGAGATCAAATCCTTATTGAAAGCATGAAGGAAGATTCTGCCAATAAGAAATTCATTGCTGGCCTTCAACACCTTTCAAAGACTCGGCAACAAGTACTTACGCAGGCGGAACTTGAACTTGCGCAAGCTACCGGAAAAGGAATATAATACTCATCACCATTATTGACATTCCTATATGATTACACTTCCTCAACAGCCTTCAGTAGATTTCAACACTTTCCATTGGGAAGATATGAAAGCTTATCTTCAATATCTTCTTGATAAGGAACGTGAAAAGAACGACAACACAAGAGCTTCTTTGAAATCCGTGTTTGTCACAAAAGGGAGAATAAGTGTATTGAAGGAACTTATATCCCTTGATGTAGCTTCAGATCGAACGAGATCTATAAATCTTCAAAACAGCTTTACCGAATAATGTAAAGTCTCACTATCCACTATAGTGCTTAATACCGGAGTATATAATATATCGCCATGAATACAAATACCAAAGATACACCAAAGGAAAACACGATTACCAGCCAGCAATTGTTTAATAAGCTTGGCGCAGCAATGGATTCTCAAGATATTACAGCAGTAGATGAATTGATGTCGCTTGAATTGTCGGACGAAAGCGGCGAAGAATCCTCTGAAGATGCTCCTGAAGATAGGAGTATTCCACACAATGTCACACGCTCCGCTGATAAAGAAGATGAAGAGGATGCTAAGGCAGCGGATGAAGGCCAGAAAGTTGAGGCATCCCCTGCGAAAGAAGAAGAAGAACATGACGTACCTAGTTGGGTAAAAAAGCTGGATGAAGAAGAGAAAGGTGCGGCACTTCAGTATTTATCTTCAATCGATCTACTCAAGAAACAAAATGATTTCCTTTCGCACCAAAGCCGTTCAAGTTCTGGGCGAGTATCTGCCTTACAGAAGCAGATAAATGATCTTAAGAAAGCGCTGGAAGACGCCCATGCGGCTTCCACAAAGCAGCAAGCGAGTGCGTTAAGTGGAGATGCCCCACAATCTGACAAGACACAGAGTGCTTCCTCTTTTGAATTGGAAGAAGATGAGACACTTGAAGATTTAAAGAAGAGTGATCCGGCCCTTTATAAACTCATAAAGCGCCGGGAAGATGCGGTAAAGAAAGCAATCGAACAGCATGATACGCAGTTCGAGAAAATGTTCGATCAGAGGATGCGAGAAACGCTTCAGCCTTTGGAACAGACTCGACAAAAGTCTGAACTAGACGCTGAAACAAGCAGACTCCTTGAAAGAGTCCCTAATGCTCGTGAAGTTGTGACATCTCCTTATTGGAGTTCATTTGTTGAAAATTCAACCCCTGGTGTACAGGCGTTGGCCAATTCAACAAAACATGAAGATGTCATAGAAGCTATGCGCTTGTATTCGTTGTGGGTGTATGACCAAGGACTTGCCAATCCCCAAGCGGCTTCGCAAGAAACGGTAGCAGCGCCTTTACAGGAAACGAGTTCAGTAAAACAAACACAGCAAGCACGAAGGGAAAAATTAGGTCAGTCGAAAGATGTATCGACAGACAAGAAACCCACAATATCCGCAGGCGGAAGCGATGCGGATGAACTCGACATGGAAGCACTTCTTGCAAAGGATTTTGAAAAGATAGTAAAGCAAGAGGGGCTATTTTCACGGAGATAAATAATTATGGCTACATTTGCAGGCACCACCTTTGGTGATATCACGCCTCGCGTTGGTATCTTCGCGGTGGCAAATTTTCTGGCACATGCCCAGAATATGCTTGTACTTGAGCGCTTTGCAAAGGTTGAGCGTGTTCCGAAGAATCATGGACTGGTAATCAAGTTTCGCCGGCCCATTCCTTTTGACGCTTCTACTACTGCACTTCTCGAAGGCGTTACACCGCCTCCGCAGATGCTCAAATATGAGGACGTATCAAGTGTACTCCAGCAATTCGGTGCTTGGGTGCAATTCACTGATGTAATTTCTGCAACACACGAGGATGATAATCTTCGCGCCATGACGCAGCTTACTGGTGAGCAGGCAGCTCTCACCAAGGAACTTATTGTCTGGGGTGTTCTTCGTGGTGGTACTTCAGTAATCTTCTCTGGCGCTGCAACGCAGCGTTCACAGGTGCAGGCCCCTGTTACTCTTGCAGAGTTTCAGGCAGCCGTGCGTGTGCTGAAGAACAATCATGCCATGAAGATCACAAAGATGATCAAGCCAGGCGTCAACATTTCCACCGAACCGGTGAATGCTTCGTATGTGGCATTTTGCCACATCAACCTGGAACAGGATCTCAGGGCCATCCCTGGATTTGTACCAGTGGAGAAGTATGCCAATCCAAACGAACGCATTTCCGAGTTCGAGATTGGTAAGGTCGAAGAAGTCCGTCTCCTAATGACCCCTCATCTTGAGGCGTTCTTTGGTGCGGGCTCCACGACCATCACAGGCGTACTTAACAACGGGACCAACGTTGACGTTTATCCCATTGTTATTGTTGGGCAGGAAGCGTATGGTGTTACTCCGCTTGCGGGTTCTGAGTCGGTGCAGATTGCCGTCAAGAATCCCAAGATGGGTGGCGATAGCTCAGATCCTCTTGGCCAGACCGGCTATGTAGCGTGGAAAATGTGGTATGCTGCTGTTCGTCTCAATGAACAGTGGATGATCCGCATTGAATCCGCCGCTTCCGCCGTTTAATACAAGGAGGATATTCTAGTGGCTAACTTCAATTCTCAGCAAGTAAATGATGGTTCCCTTTATCGGGGTAACTATGAAGGTGTAACTCAATCGGCAACCGGGCGCATTCATCTTAAGACAGGAACCCTACTAACGGTGGGAGATGTT